TTGTGGCGCGTGGTCCTTTTTTCGTGGCGCGTGGTTATCTTTTTTAATTGTAATACCCATGTCTCCATGCTCACACATTTTCCAACTAGGGTAATTATATTTTTTAAAAAGTTTTGCTTTTGTTAAATGCACTATGCAGCCTCCTTTAATTGACCCAAATATTCTGGAGCTGCAACTAAAAATGGCTCCACATATTTAGTTTTAACGCAGCCTTGATCTTTTAAATATTTAAGTGCTTTTGGTTTTTCTTTAACATCATCTAAAAAAATTCTGATAATGTTTGGATGTGGTTTTGTAACTATCAAGCAGCCTCCTTTTTTGGTTTATCCCACACAAGCAAAGTCTTACCGATAACTTTGGATGACTTGTTTTTTTGTGGAAGGATTTTTTTTGTAAAGTATTTCTCTAATGCAGAGTAGGTAGTGAACTTTTTTTTGTGAAAGTTTTTAACCATACAATATATATAGTTACCTATCTGGCAATAGTCAAGATATAGATTTGCCAATATGGTAAGTTTATTTAGGCGTAGGATGGGTATTACTAAAGTTAATTAGTTTAGAATAGTTCTAAAGTAAAATATTTAGGCTTCTATTTTACTTAATTGGTCTTGCAGACTTATAACAGCAATCAATTTTGAGTGAGCTGTCTTGCTTATAGCCGCAATCCCTGGAGGATACATTCCCCCGTTTTTAACTTTAAGTCTCGTGATCTTTGCGTTCAGAGACTTTCGTTCCTTCTCGATCTGACTTATCTGTTGTGTCAGATGTTGGTAATGGTTTATCGCCATCGTTTACCTCTTTTATTCTAGCGAACTCAAAGCTAACAGTTTTTCCATCAACTTCATATTTAGCTGCATCGCTAGGTATAGTTTGTTTTGCAGCATCAGAAACAGAATTAAAAACTTCAATTGCTGTAAAGTTTGCGCTTCCGTTCCAGAATTTTTCAATCCGTTTACTCATCGGGGTAATCTCTTTCTAAAATTATTTTGCAGTAATGTATGATTTTTTTAATATCTTCAGCTTTATTTTTTTTTTGATGTCTGCACGCTAATTTTACAATATTTCCTTCAGCAAACAAGAGTTTATTTTCACAGATAAAATAGGCTGGGGATACTTTTAAATTTTTATAATGAGATCCGCCAACTTGTTCTGACAAGCATTCGTAATTAAATTCTTTAAATATATCTGGGTGCGTCATTGCTTTATTATCTGAATGCTTCTTGCTTTGCCTGGCAATCTTTTTATCCATTTTCTATCTTCTAACTGGTTTACTCTTTTGTTAATCGAATTTTTTGATTTTAAACCTACCGCCACCTTCATTTCATCGTAAGATGGCGATATGTTTTTCTTTGCAATATAGTTTTTAATAAACTTAAAAAGTTTAAGTTGCTTTGCAGTTAAACCATATTGATCCATTTTGTATTACCAAGGAGCTTCTTCAAGAACTGGAGCTGCTGGTTGCGCTGGTGCGCCATTACCAGTACCCGTTTTCTTAATAGTAATCTTTAAAGATTTATCTTCCTGGATATAAGCAGATGCTTCCATCCATACTCCATCAATAGTAAAGTTTTTTCTGTACGGCTTTCCCGTTTTTTTATTAACACTTTCACTATCTGTTAAGATAAGATCTGGTCTATTTTTAGTAGTTGGATCTTGCGGATTTTTATCTCCGTTTCTTTTCAAACTAAATGTTGCCACCCAGTTTGGATCTAGTGGTTTTTTAAAATCAGCCATATATGTTTATCCTTTCGTAAATTGCTGGTTTCTATCTACAAAGGCTTTTTTTAATATTTCAAACCTAGGTAAATTTTGTTTTTTAAGCTCTGTTAAAAATTTTTTGTTTTGACTTTTTAACTGCTCTAAATTTGCTTGGTGGGTACACGTCTTAATTCTTTGTTCAATTATATCTGCGTGATCTAATTTAATACCCGTGTTCTCATTGTTGTTTGGTTTCTCATTTGGCATTTCTTGATCTGAATAGACGTTGCC